AATTCAATTGCCGCCTCTTTTAATTTAGCCTCATTTTTATATTCATTGAGCATATCTTTGCCTACCGTATTTAAGGCATACGAAAATTTATTTTCATTAAGAAGAGGTGCCATGATCATTGTGTCTATAATTCGTCCATTAACTTTAATGCCTTCTGTATGAAGCCATCCTAGGTCATAAACTGCATTGTGTGCCACTTTAACAGCATCGGTTTTCATTAAATCTTTCGTCCAGGAGAGAACGCGTTTTCGATCCCAATTAAAACCATTTTCATGGCGAATGGGATAATACCCCTTCCATCCATCCACCGCGATTGAGATACCAATCACGTGTCCAGTAGAAGATGTCCATCCCGGTCCCGTTGTCTTTAATTTAGGATCATAAGTCTCCAAATCAAATGCAATTACTTTCGCATCCGATAGATCAGGGAGAGTTTCAGGAGGCATCCATTCAGATTGAACAAAACTAAAATTATTTTGGGTCATTTAATTATGAGGACACTTGTTTAATGATTTTATATGTTTTGCTGTCATTCGTCCTCTTCTTTCTCCTTCTGAATCAAATGATCGATCTTTACCTGTTCTTTCTTCTATTTCTCCTGCGATAGAGGCGTAGGCGGCTAGATCAATATAATTATCTTTTTTATGTTGGTGCATGAGCCGTGCTACTTTTACCAAGGCCATGCACACCGCGGCATCATGGGGAGTCACTTCTTTTCGGAGGAAAATAGACCACAACGCCGCAATGTTCTGATGATTGGTCAACTTGTCACCATAGTCTTTATGGCGGTTGCCACCAATTAATTTTTTTGCTTCACTTAAAATTTCTTTACAAGTCATTTTCGAGGGGGGATTCATAAAGCCTATATCCTTCCTGTTTTTGTGCTTCAATAATGTATAAATTATGTTTAGCGCGCGTGACGGCTACATAAAATACACGATGTTCATCATCAGGATTTTTTAAATATGATTTATACACTAATTTACCTAGATCTAAAAGTACGACAACATTGTCACATTCACCGCCTTTGGCTTGATGAATAGTAGAGACACGAATTCTAGGTTCCCCCCTAATGTCCTCATTCAATTGTTCCAATCGTCGTAAGTAAGCTATGTCAGAGAGTTTAAGACGATCCAGGACATCGTACCATTCCCCGTCTACTAATAGTCCATGATTTTTCTGAAGATCCTTCAAAGTAAAAAGTTCATTCTTTTCTTCCTCCTTGAATCGTTTAAAGCCTCTTTTAATTCCGGTGCCACTTTTAATTTTACTGTATAAAGTTTTAATGTCACTATGAGAAACAGCTTCTCCCGCTTGTAAATGTTGCCATGTATCAATGGCATTCAACACACTAGGGGCAATCGGACGATGTTCGCCTCTTCCGTACCAATATCCCTGGGAAAAAAGAAAATCTTCAATCATTTCATTTCTAATTTTTCGAGTCCGTCCTAGTAAAAGCCATTTTCCCTTCGATAAATCAATATGGCGTAAATGTGTCATCCTATGCACACGTCCCTCTTCATCCTTCGGCTGCCATTCTTTGGGACGACGGTTACGAATACGGGTAATGATATAATTAGCCAATCTATAGACGCTCGGAGGGCAGCGATAAGACTTATTTAAGATCTCTACATTTCCTTTTAAATTGATGAATTGATCCACATCAGCGCCACTCCACCTAAAAATCGCTTGATCATCATCTCCCGCGATATATGTTTCATTGCTGTGGGAAATCAGTTTATGCACCATGTCATATTGGATCTTGGGCATGTCTTGCGCCTCGTCAATGAAAAGAACGTCAAAAGAAGTGGGATGAAAATCCTCTACATAATCAATGATCATATCGGTAAAGTCATAAAGATTATTTTCTTTTTTATACTCCGTAATCGCCCTATCAATAAAATCCAACTTTGACCATCTTAATAATTCTTGGGTCGTGTTCCATGCATCGCGCAAGGGTAAGCCTTTCAGTCTCGCTAAATTAATTAAATTAACATACTTGTGGTTGGTGTTGGCGAAAATAGACTCATCACTGTTGTCAAACACCAGATCAAACCCAATCAGATCGGATAATTCTTTCCAGTGTTTCGATTTCATTAGGTTATTGTCATCGATGGGAAGATGCTTGTAAGCAAAGCTGTGAAGAGTTCTAAAATGAACGAGATCATCACGACTTGCCTGAAATTTATCACGAGCTCTGTCTCGCGCCTCATAAGCCGCCTTGCGTGAAAAAGAGAAGAAACCAATTTTATTCCAAGGAATTCCTTGTTCTTTTTTCTCCCTGCAAATTTCCAGGAGTTTAGTCGTCTTTCCCGTACCGGGTGGTCCTAAAATAATATTAATCATTAAAATGGGATCTCCTCATCATCAGTATTTTCTCCACCTAAAACTTTATCATCCTCTTTTTTCTCCATCTTCAATGAGGGTAATGGAACATCTTTAATGGGTGATTTAAATTCAGGGATAGTCCAGGCGCGTGTTTGAACTTTTTGTGGATATACGGTCACATCTTCACCCTTCATATCTCGCAGACGTTGAACGATCCATGGGCGTGGAACTTTAAAATTTTTAGATGAATCAAGCCAACGGGATAAGTCAGCCAACCGAAAATAGGTTTTACCATTTTCTGTAAAAGCCTTGCCCATCCCTAATTCATCCATACTGAATGAGTCCCCTCTATCCTGACAGAACTCCTGTAAGTAATCTTTAAATTCCCCTGTCTTGGAAACATCTTCAGGAACTTCTTGAATATTGATATTGTCGAATAACACACGGACAATTCCATCCCAATCATCAGCTTTCATCCGTGGTATCCAAATTTTAAGTTGTTGAGATACAATCTTACGAAATACACTAAAGTTATATAAATACCCCACATCATCTATTTCCACGCGCTTATCATCCACGTTCACAAACCAAATGGGAGGAATGGAATCAAGAACAGCTAGATCACTGTACTTGGGATGGTCTTCCGTGGAAAAACCGATGCCGAATTTTCTCGTCTTGCATAATGGTTTTTGGCACACCGACACGATGGGTTGGTCATTGCACCGATAAGTGTATTTTATGGAACCATCCGCCTTGTTCTGCCTTATTTGTTTTTGGATGGTCGTGACTTCACTTACGTTCAAGGGTGGATCCATATACTGTAAATTATATTTTTCTATTAAGTTTTCCCATTCATCAGGGTTGGATTTACGATAAAAAATTCCTATGTTGAATAAGCCATTATTCCTTGTTCCTTCAGGATATCCCTTGTCAGTTAAGAATTGCAGGCACGGAGGACCGCTCTTAATAACCTCTTGTTTAATCTTAATTTTAATAGTCGCAATGTCTTCACAAACGAACTTGTCATATAACATAAAAAATTCATCCAAAGAAGCTCCTTCACCATTATTAAGAAACGCGTATCGTGTGTCGCCGTGATAAGGTAAGTTGAGCCACGAACCCGTATCTTTTTCATTGGCAAGTTGTGTTTGCTTGGGAAATACTTCTGAATTCGCGTATCCTAAATATGCCGCGCATTCTTTTAATTTTTGTTGAAAAAGACTGGCTAGTTGGGGTTGTTTTGAGAAAAGAAAAAGATGTGCCCCAAAAGATTTGGAGGAACACATTATTAAAGGTAATTTTAATTCCCTTATTCTGGTTAATATTTTTTTATGATCAAGTGGGTACTCATCAATATCAATGCATCCCCAGGATGCCGTACCATCATCCCTAATGGGAATAATACCCAAAGCGGGCATCTTGCCTTCCAAATGATCCTTGTACATTTGCAAGGTAGGTGCTTCGTGTTTCGTGAACATTTTACCTTCACGTTTTCCGTTAACCTTCGTTTCGGAATATCGATATTCTCCATGCGCACGATCAAGTCCACTGAATATATGTTTAAATTTTTCTACTTTCATACACAACTAATAATAATAAAATGGGCGGACATTGCCGCCCATCTCTCATAGGATAGTAAGGAGCATCTATGAACCTAAAACAGCATCCTCCTTTGAAGGAGTGATGTTTTTCATTTCTTGGTTGTCACTTTCATTAATGACCTCAGGACTAGGATCAATCTCGCCGGACACAACTAATTTATAAAAATTTTGCGCCTCTTCCACAATGTTTTTAGGGTTTGGATAACCATTAACGGATTTCTCCAGTTTAATATTCCACCCCCACCAATCATTTTTTTTATTTGCTTCGCGTACCGCTTTCATATTGTACACATTAGCAAATGTGGGTAAAGTTACGAGAGTTCCATCTTTTCTATTGGTTTTTTGATTCATCATCATAGTATTCCAATATCTAGATTTTTTGTATTGAGTTTTTTGCATAATGATTTGAGCTCTTTCAAAAGAACCATCATCATTCAAACGTAAAACAAAATACTCAGCCGTTCTTACTACGTAAGTTTTACTAAGCTGACCATTGATCATATAATGATCCTCCCCGTCGTGTTCCGACCTAGTTAAAGGTGGAACGTCTTCAGGTGTGTAAATTTTAACGGGAGCGCCAGTGCCTTCGCCTAGTTTCTCCCATTCTACAAAACGTGAACGAAAAAAACAAGGAACGGTCATAATTCCATTATAAAATTCTTTTGTAACAGAATTAAAAATCATTCCTTCTTCTAGTCCTTCAACATGCTTTGTATTACCTTTCTTTACTTCAGGTGTTTGTGAACTTGCAATTTTCAAAAATGGAATTGCTAATTCACTTGCATTGACGTTCTCAAATCCTGCTCCCACCATGGAAGGGGATGTGAAATCAATGACATTCGTACTTACTTCACTTTTCTTTTTCTTCGCTACTTCATTCATCGTTCATTTTCCTCGTTTAATTTTCACTTTGTTTCCCATATAGACACTAAATAATTCTAATGGGAAGGCTTTGCCATCGTTTATTTGTTCGCCAATTAAAGCATTCAAGGTCATTGGCTCGACCTTGCGTTTTTGGTCAGGAGAAAGTCCTTGCTTTTCTAGATCTTGTATAAGATCCGTCGCAACTAAATTATCCCCTTTCCCAAACCTTACTGAAACAATGTTTTTTATGATGTCCCCTAAATTGTTACTTTCTAACCATTCAAAAGCCTCTCTTTCATTGTCCTTAGTGATACTCCCTTTAAAAAAAGGTTTAAAGCTTACTGCATCACCATTCATTAACTTTATTTCCTTGACACCCCTTTGCTCCATCAATTGAACAATAGAATCATTCGCTTGTTGCAGCGCAGCTTTTTTAATTTTAATTTGATTTTCCAAAGCGAGTATATCGCTTTCGAGTTTTAGATAATTATTAGAAGCCGTAGACACATCTTTGACCTCTGTTATTTTTACTTCTTTTTTATCGTCATCTTTTAGTTCTCTTAAAACGTCTAAAAAATCAACTTTCTCGCTCATCTCTAGTATTCCTTTCATTCAAGTCTATCTGTATAGGAAAATATTTAAAGGAACGACGATCATATTTCAATACTTTATATTTACCTCTATTATTATCAGAAGCTACCGCGCAAGCTAAACCTATCATGCTCGGATCTCCTATTAATAATAAAAAATCATCATCATTAAAGTTTCTCAACTTTTCTTTTGCTTTTCGTACCGCAGGCGCAGGAGATAACATTATCTGTTTACCTTCCTCAAATAGGGGAACTAACTCACCATATTCTCTAGCAGGTATAACATTAAATTTTGCCACTTCCTGGATTACGAATACTTTACCTTTATTTTCCGACATTCTGATCTTTCTTCTTCACCATATATATTTTTTATTTAAATGTATCAATTAAAATGATACAAGACGGTTGAATTTAACAAGAATTGCAGAAAGTATGAATAAATTACATTATAAATTTAAGACTTCTCCCTATAAACATCAATTAACTGGAATGGGCGCTATGCTCAACCACTTCCGTCGTGGTGAAAAAGAATTTGCATTGTTGATGGAAATGGGATGTGGAAAAACCAAAGTTCTTTTGGATAGCTCCTCTTATTTATATGACAATGGGTACATCAATGGTATTCTTGTCATTTGTCCTAATGGTGTCAAAGGAACATGGAAAAAAGAGATTGAGATCCATATGGCTGATCATGTAGATCGTAATGTCATTATTTGGACAGGGCAAAAAACAAAAAAACACGAAGAAGAATTAAGTACTTTATTCATTGCTGACAAAGTTCATTTTAATATTTTAATAATGAACGTGGATGCTTTTGCCACAGAACGTGGGCGTAGGGTTGCGGATCGATATCTAATGACACGTCGCGCCTTAATGGTAGTGGATGAAAGTACAATGATTAAAAATCCTACTGCCATTAGAACTAAAGCCATTACAAAATTAGGTAATTTAGCGCGTTATAGGGTTATTATGACAGGTTCTCCCATTACCAAATCTCCTGAAGATCTTTACGCGCAATGTAATTTTCTTAATCATGAACTTTTAGGATTCAGTTCCATTTACACTTTTCGCAACCGGCACTGCCAATTGCAGCGCTTGTCGTTCGGAGGTCGATCCTTCAATAAAGTGACAGGATACAAGAATCTGGAAGAACTTAATCATAAATTAAAACAGTTCTCCTACCGGGTATTAAAAAAAGAGGCTTTGGATCTTCCTGATCAAGTATGGATGAAACGCATTGTCAGTCTTACAACCGAACAATTGGATGCCTATATGCAGATGAAAAAATTTGCATTGGTGCAACTCCAGAAAGAGACATTGACGACAACGTCAGTGCTCGCCCAGATGGTGAGACTTCACCAAATTGTTTGTGGTCATTTACCAACCGATAACGGTCGTGTTATAGGCTTGGCGAATAACCGTATCAAGGAATTATTGGCTATTCTAGAAGAGCATGGTGGTAAAGCGATTATCTGGGCGAATTATAGAC